GCAGATTCGTAAGGAGACGGATGTGCGAGGATCTTCACAACTAGACCGTAAGGCATTCATCATTATGGACGATTGCTTGTACGATAATAAGTGGGTGAATGATAAGTGGATTCGTTCGCTATTTATGAACGGAAGACATTATGGACTCCTCTACATTCTTGCCATTCAGTATGTGATGGGTATTCCGCCGGTTCTACGAGGACAGGTGGATTACGTGTTTATTCTAAGAGAGAATCAGGTCTCAGCCCGTCGTCGTATTTACGAGCAGTTTGCTGGTATTTTTCCTACCTTTGAGCTGTTTTGCCAGATTATGGACCAGTGTACCGAGGACTACGAGTGCCTGGTGATTCACAACGGTGCACATACGAATAAGATTGAGGATTGTGTATTCTGGTACAAGGCACAGCCGCATCCGGATTTTAAAATTGGATCGCGCGACCACTGGGTACGGTCGGCAGAATATGAGCGGCAAAAGGAATTGGCGGAGCAGGCAGGGGATACGGGAATGCCGATGCTTACGACGGGGGCGGCGACGAAGGGACCGGTGCTTCAGGTGAATAAGTATTAGTCTGAGCCGCCAGTTCAGCCAGATTATCTCGCTCGTATTGTTGCCACCGCTGGAAGAATTCTAGAGTCCGTGGTGTCCAACGGCGCCCCGTCGCACGAGGATTGAATGGATTTCTCCATAGATAACCAGATTCGGCGTAAGGATTTTGACGAGCCAGTTCTCTTAACGCATTTGCTAATTCTGTAGGTATTCTTTGGACCATTTATAAACCCAACTTAAAAAATGTTTAGACCAAATTCAGCGAATGTAATCAATACCGCCGTTGAATTCACCAGCAGCAATATCGGCAGCCACACCGGTCTTACCCGTGCTACCAAATCCACCGGCACCGCGAATAGTTGCCCCGCCAGGAATCTCATCTACGATTTCAATCTGTTCAAATGGCTGTAGTTCAGGTCCAGCGATTTGAAAGTAGCGATCACCAAATGCAACCGCAACATCACGACCTGTAGAGTAGACCATGGCAAGCAGGGGACCACGGTAGCCGGCATCAATCAAACCGACGGAGTTTGCCATGCGAAGCGGCGTCTTGGAAATGGAGGAGCGGGGAAGCATCCAGTAGGCACGGAACCGACCAAGCATAGGATCGTACAAGGCAGCACGGCAGGTTTGACCAATCTTGACAGCGGCACCTTCACTCGAACTTCCGCCAACTGCAGTTGGAGCCATACCAGGCACGGAAGCCGCCACAGAGAATAGGTCAAAACCGGCATCGCGCTCACCACGAGGCTTCGCCATATACGCCTCAGCCTGCTTCATATACATCTCCTTTGTCGCCGGATCATCGGGAACAAGGTAAAGCACAAGCATTGTGATATACCCTGTTCGATATTCAGGAGATCCTCGTCAATTTTGTTCGTTGCAAGACACCGTAACGCCAATAGAGGTCAAGAATGCCGTTTGTGTGCCAAATAGGTAATGTAAGAGTTCACCAACTATGAACCAAATTACGAGTGTTGGTATGAACGGCACCTTCAATAAATAAGCAGTGAATGCCGCCAAAACAATTGTTGCGAGTGTGTCATACAACGCGTATCCAAAGATGCGTGTTGAATGAAATCCCTGTCCAGGAATACCTAAAATATATTTGTATGGACAGCCCATTTATAATGGTATTTTATTTATAGCGTCTTGCCATCCTCAGTCACAAGGGTGTTCTCTGCAGCAGCAGCAGGAGCAGAAGTAGAAGCGGCAGCCGCGCCATCCACCGCCTTCATGACAGACGCCGTTACCGCCGCCGCCGCCAACTCAGCCTGCTCACGCTTGCGCTTCATGAACGGATCCTCCTCACCAAACATATCCGTGGTGGGCTTGGACTCATCCTTGACGCTCGCACCGACGACGGGCTTCTTCGTCTTCGCCTCGCCCATGCGCAGTACCTTGTGCTCCTGGTATAGTTCGTCGCGCTTCTGCTCATTCTCCTTGTACTTCTTCATGAGCGTGTTGAGCTGATCGTCGGCGTACTCCTGGTCCTGAATATCGGACGGCTCAGGATCCCACGGTAGCCAGAAACCAACCTGACCGACATAGACATTGAACGACGGATCAATCTTCTGGAGAGTCTTGCAACGGTGAACCGCCTCGTTGTAGGTATCATAGACACCACGCACCTTAACACCCTGAACCGTCGTACGGAAGTCATTCTTCGCAAAGAACTCATCATCCAGACGCTTGCGGTTCTTGAAGAGGAAAGTCTCGTACTCCTCCTTGAGGGCACTCTCACGGAAATCGGCGACCTTCGTCTTGACGTACGTGCTCATATCCGTCGCAATATCGCTCGTGAGCTCACGGCGGACATCCTTAATAGTCTGGAGGGCACCGCTGAGATCGGCGAGTACCTGGAGGGCACCGCTGAGATCCGTCGCCTTTTCCTTCTTAAGGAGAGCATTCTCAACTACATCCTGAACCTTGGATGCTGCCTCCTGTACCTTCTGTACCTCCGACATGACAAAGCCCTCGGTAGACTTAATCTTGTACTGCATCTCGTAGTCCTTAAGGAACTCGGTAAAAAAGAAGAGATCCTTGTTCTTCAGAACCTTCTGCGGGCTAATAAAGCTGAGGGCAACATAGTGCTGTCCCGGAATCTCCTTGTCAGCCTCTAGATATACTTCTTTTTGCTCCTTTTCGTTATCCGCCATAGTTTCTAGAGCAAAGAACGAATTATATCTTTAAACTTTAACGCAGTCGGCACATTTTTTTTCCTTGCCCGGAGTATAAGAACAAATGGACGGTTTCAACGGCACTGAACTCCTCACCCGCGCTGTCAAGTATTTCCTAGAGGGTCTCGCCGTCGCGGTGGCGATGGTCATCATCCCCCGCAAGGTCCCCCAGCTCGAGGAGATCGCCGTCATTGCCACAACGGCTGCGGTTGTGTTCGCCATTCTCGACCTCCTCTCGCCCTCGGTCGGCCTCACGGCTCGCCAGGGTGCGGGCTTCGGTCTCGGCGCTCACATCGTCAAGTTCCCTGGCGCCCTCTAAACGCTTAATCATCAATCATCAATCATTCAAGTTTTCGTTTAAAAAACGAATTGTTGAATACAATACTCACTCAAGGATATCAGCAAACTCTTCGTCGCTATCGGCAATATCCTCCAAGGAATCGTCAAACGCCTCCGGTTTTGTCCGCTCCAGAGTCGTAGATGCTTCTATCTTTTTCCATTCCCGCGTGATTCCGCCCTTTGTTTTTGTATCTAATGCTACTCGCCCAGCGTCATCCTTGTATGTCATGTCCACAATGGTTTCGAGCATGTCATCGCGCGTTGCGCCGATATCTACAAGACGACCAACAATCTCACTGGCAGATTTACCCTTTACAAAGAGCATAGATCGCAAACAATCTAGTGTATCTAACATATCTTCTCTGGTGCCTCGAACTACACCCCTTATACGCATGTCACGAAGCCACCGGCGATGCTTAAGTCGTTTGGACTGTTTGCCGAGCCAGGACGGAAAGATTTGGAACGGCGCGATTCCCTGCGTGCTTGTTGCCGCGGAAACGATCGCCGAAACCGCATGCGGCATTAAGGACCATGATTGCGATGAATGAATACGACGGTCCAAAATGTCGTAGTCGCCGATATACCTACCGGCAGCCTCGCATCGTGTTAGAAGTGTAGAATTATCAGCGGCGCCACTTACACGAGGGCGTCCTGCTGCTGCAATATATCCCTCAGCGACCATGAGAGGAATCATACCGTAATCAAGAAACACCAACTGCTCTTTGACCGCAAGAGAGTCTCCGCCGCCAATAAGCCGACCGGTCGCAGAGAACGCATCGACTCGCTGTAGCTCATCTTTTGCGCCCCCCACTAATGATTTCGCCGAAAACTGAAGAGCATTAATAATCGAGCGAATATCATTACCATTCTTTTCACATAGCAATTCCAAATCGCTCACCGAATATGATAACTTCTCCGCCTTTACTACACGATTATACAGTGCCTTTGCGATGACGGTTTTGGTAGGACGCTGAAAGCGAATATCCAGACAGCACCCAGCAAGCGGACGCAGCCGAGGCGTTCCCCGCTCATTTGCGATACAAATGATGGGAAACGAGCACCCACTGATTACGCGGGCAAGTTCACCGATGCCACCGCGGTCGCCAGTGCTCATGCCATCCACCTCGTCCATTACTATAACGCGGCGGCGACCACAATGACCAGACCGTTTTGCCTCGTCAAAATAACGGCGCACCGCCGTTGCCGACCTCTCATCGGAGGCATTGAACTCCACCAAGTCGTAGCCGCAGGCGGCAACAACCAAACCGACCGCTGTTGTTTTGCCGATACCAGGTGGACCGGTTACCAAAGCGGCACGAACAGATCCCGCCGCTCCTGTCCAGCAAGAGAGCCAGTTCTTGAGATCTCCAACCGGCGCTAAGCCGCCGATGATATCTTCAAGGCGCCGCGGTGCGTAACGGGATACCCACAACTCTCCAACCCGCCGAGCCGCCTCCATGACTTCAGCGACCGTCACCACGGGTATTCCAAGGCGCTGCGCCTCAGTAACTTTCCACTTACCCGCCACCGAATCACCGCACACTAATTTAGTTATGTTAGAAGCCCAGGGAACTACGGCAAATCCAGAGCTAGAAAGGAAGGAACGAATTGTTTCATAATTTGTATGAATACCACAAAGAGATACAGACATTTTCGCAGGACAATCTAATTGTCCTATGAAAAGGTTCAATTTTTTCAAACTACTCTAAGATGGCGGTGAAGCGTGCGCCCACGGCTTCGCATCGTCAGGTTCAGGCCAGCCGCGTGCTGTCATTTCACCGGGGTAGCCACGCGCACGCAATTGCGCTTCTTGATTATTAAATAATGGTAACGCTTCGCGACCGAAGTAGTACATTGCGCGTCCTGTCGCATCAGGATCGTCAATTTCAGGCTTCATGGGCGCAGGTGCGCCAGAGCCCCAACGCCAAGGAGCCGCTGTCTCGTTGATGATGAGTGTTGTATGGAACATCTTCTTATCGGCGGTAAAGCAGGTAAAATCTACGCAGGGAGGAACATAGATGCTGCCGAGTCCACTGAAATAACCGGCGGGAATACCTTTGAGTTCAACTGTAAAACTTCCATCGGCAGAGTTAATCATACCAGTATTAGGTGTATTGGAATATGCAATTTCTTTATTGGGATACGGTTGACCGGAGCCAGCAAAGCCAATGCCGCGCGTAACCGGCGCCGCTGCAATGTAAATAATCTTCTGCTGTACAGGACCAAGACCTGTTACTTTACCGTTGACTGTTACGCTTCCGTCTACAGGATTTCGGCGGACGACGCCCTGTACACCATCACCGGATACAGAATGTTCCATTCTATATGGCGTTGCTAATTAAGCCCGCGGAGCAGAGTAAGGGTGCGTCTTGGCGGAGCCACCATAGTTGGCGACATCACCCTTTACACTCCACTGTGTCTCGGGATCGTCTAGCGCGCACTGCGACGGTAGACGAGGAGGGTGGCGAGGCCATGTAGTGGGGATCGCGGGGACGCCCTCGTCGGAGAGCGCCTGCGGCGACGATGCATTACCTGCCGACGATGGCACATAGATACGACCGGTACCGATGCCCTGGAAATTACCAGGAATCGTCTTGCAGCCATCCCAGGTACAAACACGCTTGTAAAGTTCGGGAACCATTGTGTCATCGCACGAGGTTGGCGTATTCTTGCGGTCATTCATTGCACGAGCCGCCTCCATAAGTTCACTTGCTCCATGAATCATACGGTTGCGGGCATCGTTATCGCCCCACTGCTGCGCCGCCAGAATCGGGTACTGGTAACAGCGTGGGCGGTAATCCGTTACGAGACGACCATCTGCCATGCGAGCAGGTGCGCCCGTTTCGGCATAGTGAGGGTCCGTGGATGTGTAGCAGGAAGCCCCCGCCGGATTGTTCGTGACAGGAGCGAAACCTAAAGTGCTCATCTCTTCTGTCAGGAACAAATATTTAGTTTGTTGAAATTTAGTTTAGATCAAGTACACCCTCCGTCACATCAAAGGTGACGCCGGCAGGCGTATTGCGGAGAGCGTCAATCAGTGCCTGCTTACGCATATCCTTTGCGCCGGTAATAGCACGGTTCTCGGCGAGCTTGCGGAGTTCCTTGAGCGTCATGGCATCGTAAGCGCTGGCACCCGTCTTCACCTCAGGAACGCCGCTGCCGACACCACCAGGCTGGAGATCATCGACAACTGGCGCTTCCGCTGCCGACGCCGCTACTAGTTCAGGCATCTTGAATTCAGGAATATCATTGTCCGATACTTCCAGCACCGGTGAGCTCTGCTCGTGCGCCTCCTCGGGCTGCGAAGCGAGCGTTGCGTGTAGGTCCTCATTGAGAATCTCAGCGTCGTCATCACTCATTACAGAGCCAGGGGCGGGCGCATACTGCGCAGGTCCCGTTGGCATACCAACCGGTGCTGCCGGGGGAGCCATACCTAAACTATCTGGTGAGGTAGAAAGTGCCATCTTCATCTCGTAT